CACCTCGAGCTACTGGGCGCCCCTCGAGCTACTGGCCGCACCTCGAGCTACTGGCCGCACCTCGAGCTACTGGCCGCACCTCGAGCTACTGGTCGCACTGGCGGATTGTCGAGCGAGTCCGACCGGCTGCCGCCACCCCCGGGGGGCGCGGAACGGTAAGCCGCCGCGCGGGACGCCTGGCGCGCGGGGGACCGGCAGCCCCGCACATCACTGCCGGCTATTGGAGGTACCCCGCCGGCTATTGGAGGTACCCCGCCGGCTATTGGACGCGCCGGCTAGGTGCCAGCCGCCCCAGCAACCCCACACCCTTCTCCCCGCAGTACCGAAGGTGCTATGCTGCTGAAGCCCCGCAAGGTACTGACGGTCTCGGCGCCTTGCGCGGTGTGTTGCATTGCTTGGCCCCCTGGGAGCTACCGACTCTGGCACCAGGGGGTATTTTTAAGCACCCTCCGCGCTGAAGGGGGTCTTTTTGGGTAACGAATCGGTGGCAGCCAAAAATTTCTTTCCGGACCTCATAGACGTGTACTTCAACCAGTGCGAGATCACCGGAGCCATGCCGGATCCTGCCGGGTTGACGCTGGCGCTGGGCCTCTCCAGCAAGCAGGAGTACGAGGATTCGAAGAAAGACCCCACCATAGCGGCGGTTCTGGCCAACGCAGAGTTACGCATGGCCAGCCAGTGGTACCAACTTCTCGCCAAGAACAAGCGAGATGTGAACGTCCTGGGCGTGACCTACGCGCTGCGAACGATGGGGTACCACGATAACTTCAAGGCGCAGGGCAACGAGAAGTCCACACTGAACCTGTACTTCCTGGAAGGCGATAGACGACTGTGAAACTTCCCGAGCTGCCGCCTCCACCCCCTAACCCATACCGTCCAGCAAGCGACGACGACCCCAATCCGGTGTTGGTGGACGAGGCGGACGCGCCGCGCGTTGGGTTTCGCCCCACACCAAAGCAGCTCAAAGCCCTCGACATGTTGCGGTCAGACGCCACCGACATCGCGTTGGGTGGTGGGAGCCGTAGCGGCAAGACGTTCCTGCTGGTGTACTGCTTGGTGGCTCGCGCAATTCTGCACCCGGGGTCTCGACACGCCATATTCAGGTTCCGCTTGAATGCCTTGGTCCGCGCCGTGGTGTATGACACGCTGCCGAAGGTGCTCGACATCTGCTATCCGGGCCTGCGCAAACGCTGCCACCTCGACAAGGTGCAGTGGATGTTTGAGTTTCCCAACGGCAGCCAGATTTGGTTCGGTGGCTTGGACGACAAGGAACGCACCGAGAAGATCCTGGGGATGGAATTTGCCACGATCTACTTCAACGAGTCGTCGGAGATCCCCTACAGCTCGGTAGTCATGGCCTACAGCCGTTTGGCGCAAAAGGTGGTGACTGACGGGCAGCTCCTACCCCTTCGGGCCTATTACGACTTCAACCCGCCCAGCAAGCGGCATTGGACGTTCAAGCTCTTTGTGGAGCGTGTCGACCCCGACAATCCGCGCAAGCCACTCAAAGACGCGCACTTGTACCAGTTCATGTACCTCAACCCGGCGGACAACGCAGAGAATCTGCCGGTGGGATACATGCGGCGTCTGGAGAACATGCCGGCCCGTGCGCGCAATCGATTCTTGCTTGGCAAGTTCGCAGACGATAGCGAAGGGTTGCTGTGGGATGACGCGGTGCTGGACGCCACGCGGCACCCCAGCGGACGCGAGCTGCCCAACTGGGTGCGCGTCATCATCGCGGTAGACCCCTCTGGCTGCACCGGCCCCGCAGACAAGCGATCAGACGAGGTGGGCATCATCGTGGGTGCCCTCGGTATGGACGGGCACGCCTATGTCCTGGAGGACTTGTCGGGCAAGTACGGCCCGGCGGAGTGGTCTCAAATTGTCAGCGATGCGTGGGAGCGCCACAGTGCAGACTGCGTGGTGGCCGAGAGCAACTTCGGTGGCGCAATGGTCGAAGCCACCATTACGGCGCTCGGCAAGAAGGACATCAACGTCAAACTCATCACTGCCAGCCGAGGCAAAGCGGTCAGGGCCGAACCCATCAGCGCCTTGTACGCCCGAGGGGACGGTGGTAAGGTACACCACGTAGGGCGGTTCCCTGAGCTGGAGCAACAAATGTGCGACTTCACAGTCCACGGCTACGAGGGTCCGCTAAGTCCGGATAGAGCGGACGCGTTGGTGTGGCTACTGACCGAGCTGTTTCCCGGCATAGTCAAACCGCGTGAAAACCCCTGGGAACAGGAACAACACAGTGCACCGCGCATTATCACGCAACCTCGCAGTGGTAGCGCATACGCAAGGCGAGGGAGGTAACATGAGATTCGACGTGGCTCGTATACTGCGTGCCGCTGCCGCCGGGCGGAAAATTGCGGTAGTGACCGAGGGCAAAAAGCTGCGAATCCATCTCGCAAAATTTGCGCTGGCTTGCAAGGGCCGATATGACTTTGCGAACGGCAAGATTGAATTTTTGAAGTCTGGCGGCATGATCCACATGCTGTCTGCCTCGACCCCCGCGGAGAAGCTAAAAGGGTTGGAGCTGCACGCGGTCGCGGTTGAGGAGGGGGTAAGCCTGCCGCAAGAGCTGCAAAAAGTTTTGATGACGCGAATTCGGCCGGAGGTAACATGCGCAGCAAGCCCCGTGTGATACAACCACAGACGCCACTTACGGCCGCACCAGCCAGCCCTACCCCTGCCGATGAGCGGAAAGCCGCTATCGACACGGAGCGCGGCATGAAGCGGCGATACGGCGACAAGGGTCGGGCCAGCACCGTGCTGACTGGCCAAGGGGCCAGCAACGCGCTGGGGTAACTGCGGAATGAAAGCCTCCGACCTCATCTCCCGAGTCGACCACCTCTTTGAAATGCGGGCACCGTTCATCCGCATGTGCCAGGCTATTGCCGAAAATTTCTACCCAATGCGGGCGGATTTTGACGCGGCGCACGCCTCAATCAATCTGTACAAAGAGCCGGCGGATTGGCTGTCCGACAGCTACCCGACGCTGTGCCTGCGCGACTTGGCGAACAGTATAGACCCCATGCTGCGAGATGGCGAGTGGTTCCAGATGATGGCGCTAGGGGGCAAAATCGACAACGCGGGACGACGATGGCTCGAAAACAGCACACGCCTCATGCGCACCTACATGGGCTTGCGAGAAAGCGGCTGGCATCGTGCCGTCAAGCAAGGAGACTGGGATTACGCAGCGTTTGGGCAAACCGTCATTCAAGTCTCGTTGCGACAGGACTTGCGCGGGCCGTTGTACCAGAACTGGCACCTCAAAGACTGCGCGTGGTTTGACGACGCGGCCGGCAACCTGGGTGGCATCGCTCGTCGGTGGAGACCCACCAGAGAACAATACTACCGCCAGTTCCGGGCGCAGCTTGAAAACGATCAGCAGTTTAAGACTGACCTGCAGAGAGACCCGTGGGCGCGGGAGGAGCTGTACCATATCGAGTTCCCCGCGCACCTGTGCGACGGGCCAGAAACCGAACGGTTCCCCTTCGTGTCGTACTGGGTCAATAAGAACCGCGAAAAGATCCTGGAGTCCGTCGGGCTGCCCATGATGGATTACGCGGTTCCACGGTTCCTGACGCTGGCCGAATCTCCCTACGCCTACAGCCCCGCCACTGTGTCTGCTTTGCCAGACGCGCGCACGCTGCAGGCCATGACGTTCACACTGCTTGAGGCGGCCGAACGATTCAGCAACCCACCCATCGTAGCAACACGCAATGCCATCTTGGGGCCAATTGACCTCAGCCCGAACGGAGTCACCTACGTCGATAAAGAATACGACGAGCGGCTTGGTGAGGCATTGCGCCCCCTCATCAGCGACAAGTCGGGGTACCCAATCGGGCAACACGAGCGGTCTCGCGTGGTCGACACGCTGACTTCGGCGTTCTTCCTCGACAAACTGCGGATTCCGATGAAAGAGCAGGAAATGACCGCATACGAGGTGGCCGAACTGATGAAAGAGTACCGTCGGCAAAACCTCCCGCTGTTCGCCCCAATCGAGACGGAGTACAACGGCCAACTGTGCGAGCTGACCTTCGACGTGCTGATGCGCGGTCGATTCTTTGGTCCAGCGACGGACATCCCAGAATCTCTGTTGGACCGAGAGATTCAGTTCAAGTACAAGAGCCCGCTGTCGGCAGCCGAAGAATCTACGCGCGCCGCCAAGTTTGGACAGATACAGCAGCTCATGACGCAAGCCATTGAGCTTGACACCACATTGGCCCACGTAGTCGATCTGCCGACGGCATTGCGCAGTTCGGTCGAAGGGCTGGACGTTCCGAGCGATTGGATCCGGGACGAGAAAGAGTACCTGGCGCGTGTGGAGCAGCAGCGCGCCCAGGAACAGGCGGCAATGGCCATGCAGATGGCCCAGACCGCCTCTGAGATCGGAGCTGCTGCATAACAAAACGAGGGCAATATGAAACACTACCAACTGCGGCACCCGCCGCCGATCCCAGAGATCCGCGGCGGCCGCATCATCAGCGTGCTGACCAATATCAACCGTACCTACAACATCTACATCGAAGGCGACGTGAAGTTGGAATGTGACTCGCACTTTTTCCAGGCGCATCAGCCAGCCGTCGGCAAGTACATGGTGCAAACGCCAGATGGCGCGTGGCTGGTGCTCAGTGCAGCAGCGATGGCGGAACAGTGGGAGGAAATCGAGAACCCCGATCAGCCGGATCTGCTGGCCGCTGACACCCACACCACCACACACTGATGCGCACGTATCGGCAAGTACCCAACACGCCGCCCGCGTACCGGATTGCGGAGACTGTGAACGAGCGGGACATTGCGGCACTCCGTGCGTTAGAACACGGGGAGGCCAGTCCCGAGCAACAGAAGCTCGCGCTGCGATTGGTGCTCGTTAAGGTCAGCGGCCTGTACGACCAAACGGTTGTGCTCGGTCACGCGGACCAAACGACGTTCCGTGGCGGGCGGCAATACGTCGGGCAGGTGTTGATGAAATTCCTGCGTACCGACATAAATTTACTTCTTGGAGATAATCCCCATGCTGAAACTTAAACCCCTGTGGTTTAATACCCCACCTGCCACCCCCGGGGGCGGAGGCTCGCCGTCAGCCCCCACGCCGAGCACACCTGCTGCCCCGTCAGGTGCGGCAGCCCCCGGGGGTGGCAGTCCTCCTGCCACCACAGCAGCCCCCGCTTCCCCCACCGCAGATGCTTGGTTTGCCAAGGTGCCAGAGACTTGGCGTAACGATCTGGTTGGAATGCTGCCCCAAGACGCGCAGACCACGGCCAAAAACATCTTTGACCGCGTGCCGTCGATCAATGTCCTGGCGAACAACTACTACGAGGCTCAACTGAAGCTGCGCAAAGGGTTGCCGCCGGAGGACGTGCCGTATCTACCAAAGAACGCCACGCCTGAGCAGATCAAAGAGTACCGCAGCAAAGTGGACGTTCCGGACACCGCAGATAAGTACGAGTTGTCGCTGGAGCAAGGGTTGGTTCTGGGCGAGGAAGATCGCAAGATGTTCGCACCCGTGTTCAACATCTTGCACGCTGCGCACACCCCCACTCCGGTAGTGTCGGCATTGGTCAACGAGTACCTGAAGCTGGACCAACAGCAGGTAGCTCAAGTCAAGCTGCAAGATGACCGCGACCGGCAAGAAGCCCAATTGGCACTCAAGAAAGCCTGGGGTGTCGATTACGACAGGAACATGGGGTTGGTGGAAATGTTCTTTGCGGATTTGCCGGTGGAGGTCAAAGACGCCTTCCTCGGAGCACGTTTGGGCGACGGCAAAGCCGTGTTCAACCACCCTCAAGTCTTGCAATTCTTCGTGACCAAACAACGCGAGGTTAACCCTCTGGCCACCGTGGTGGCGAGTGCGGGATCAGATGGCGCCAAGCAACTGGATATAGAGATCGCGGCATTGGAGGCCAAAATGGGCACCAACGAGTGGTATCAAGATGAGAAATCGCAAGCTCGGTATCGAGAGTTGATAACCGCCAGAGAAGCCCTGAGTGCGAAGCGATGATCGGGCTTACCCTACGTTGCGCAGACGGCAACGTGTGCGTCTTTGCTGCCAGCAAAATCCGCATAGTCAAGCAGGGCGACAAAGCGGATATGGAAGTCGTCATGCCGTCAGGAGAGCCATACCGATACACCATCGTCAAACCCGGCGCATCAGTAGCGGATGTTCCAAAACACAAATTGGTGGTCGGCGGCAAGATCGCGCCGCCAGGTTTGACAATAGCACACATATCGGACTACCTGGATTGGTAGCACGACAGGTGTTGACACGTAGGTAAGCACTCACTTACTCTAGGGCCGTGGTGCGGTGTAGACCCCAGAACCACGCAGCGCGGCCCGGAGTTTTCCGCCAACCCGCATAAGCGTCAGTACGGCCAACTCGAATCCGATACCGAGGTTAATTCCATAACTCTACTGAGGATTTCGATATGGCCGAAACAGCCTTTCAAACCCAGTACCGTCAGGAGTTCATCAAGGGCTTCGAGAAGCGTCAGTCGCTCGTGCGTATGGCGACGACTACCGAAACCGTGATTAAAGGCAACCAGGCAGTATTCCTGGTTGTCGACTCTGGCGGTGCGTCTGCAGTGACCCGTGGTGTCAACGGTGACATCCCGACTCGTGCAATCAACAACAACCAATACACCTGTACGCTCCAGGAATGGCATGATGTTCCGGAGATGACCGGGTTCAACATCTTTGCCTCGCAGGGAAACCAGCGGCAGGCCATGCAGTACACCAGCATGGCGGTCGTCAACCGCAAGGTGGACTTCGACATCTACACGGCGTTGGAGACTGGTACCCTCACCTGGAATGGTGGCACCGCGACAACCGCGTCTTTGGCCAGTATTTCCAAGGCAAAGACCATCATTGCCAACAACTTTGGCAACCTCGACGCGCCGTTGTGGGCAGTCATCACCCCAGCGTTCCACGCTTACCTGATGACGCTTGCGCAGTTCACGTCCGCAGATTACGTCAGTGACAAGCGGTTCGAGGGTGTTGCAAAAGACCGTGCGTTCTCCTGGTTCGGTGTAAACTGGATCGTGGATGCCGGCCTGACTGGCGTCGGTACCGCTTCGGCCAAATGCTACATGTGGTCGCAAGCAGCTATCGGCCACGCAATGAACATGGCGGAACTTATGACTGCGGTTGGCTACGACAACAAGAACGACAAGTCGTGGTGCCGCGTGTCTGGGTTCTTTGGATCCAAAGTGCTGCAGAATGCGGGTATTGTGAAGATGCTTCACAACGACACCGCGTACTCGGCGTAATAGGGAGGGTAGGCACACATGGCATACTCGGTATCCAATCCCCCGGCCCTTGTGGCCCAACGTGTCGGCACGGCCGGCGGCGCAGAGTGGCAGTACGCCAGTACCGATGCTTTCGAGACGGTTGCTGCTGCAGACTACTTCTCGAACGGCTCCGATCTTGGCATGGTGGTAGGCGACATCGTGCGAGTGATCGACACGACCAACAACACGCTGCACACCACGGTGGTGCGTGCGGTAACGGCAGGTGGCGCAGCTTCGCTGAAAGGCGGACTTCAAGCCCTGACGGCAACTGCCGCCATCACGGCTGGCGTGGATCGCGTCACCTTGGCTCACGCCTCGGTAGTGATTGCAGCAACCATCTCCGACCTGAAACAGTGGTCGGGCAAAACCCTCACCCTCCAGAACACTTCGGCGTCTGGCACGGCGGCTCACACCGTCACGCTGACCACGGGTACCTGGAACGGCACCAACAAGATCGCCACGTTGGATGCCCCGGGTGAACGACTGACGGTTCTCGTCGATAGTCTCGGCAACGGGACGATCCTGGAGAACACGGGTGCAGTAGGGTTGTCCGGCACTTAATAGTGACGGGCTGAAGTTCCCGCTGTACCATAGGGGCGGACTCTGGAAACGGGGTCCGCCCTTTTTACATTCAACGGAGGCAACCAATGGCCAAAGCGCCGCAAGAAAAATTCGAACCCTCGGTACTCATCCGAAACGATCAGTTGCAGACGACGGGATACCGGATCAAACAGTTGGAGTGTATCGTTCCGGCAGCCCTAAACCCCAACAAGATTTTGGACCCCAACACCTGGGCGCATGTTACCCACAAACTCACGCCGTACTGCGAGATCACGGCGTTGTGGGATGACGGCAGCAAACTCATCAAGATCATGTGTACCCACGTCAACGGCGCCGCCAGCCGATTCGTGGCCCTCACCGAGTTGATAGAGCTTGAATCCCTGACCACAGCCAATGTCCGCACCAAAGAGGATATGCTGGTCGAGGAGCGGGGCCCGCTGAAATGGTGCGTGATCGACGCGGCCACGGGTGACGTGCTTAAAGACATGCTGGAAACGCAAGCCTCGGCAATGGTGTGGCGAGACGAAGCACGTCGGGCTCGGGTAGTCAACAAGTAACGAGGTAAGCCAACATGGCTGTCACGCGACTCTCGCTGTACAACAACGCGCTGTCCCTGATGGGGGAACGCGCCCTTACGTCGGAGTTTGAAAACCGACCGTCCCGCAAAGCATTGGACGAAGCCTGGGCGCTCAACCCCATCGGGCACTGCTTGGAGTTGTCGAAGCCGCGGTTTGCGTCCGTGACAGCCAAGCTGGCCAGTCCTGTCACCAGTTCGGCGCACTCGCTGGACAACGTGTACACGCTGCCGTCCGACTACCTGTGCCCGATTGGCTTCTACTCGGACGAGGGGCTGCAGAATGAAATATCGCGCTACCTGATCGAAGGTCGCACAGTTGCCACAGAGGTGGCCACCAACATCTACGTTCGCTACATTTCCAGTGCGGTCAACTACAACCAGTGGACCTCTGGCTTTGCGCAACTGGTCGCCGCCTACCTAGCGACCAAAACCGTCACTCGCATCGCGCCCGATAAGAAAGAGCGCGTCGATGCCGAATTCAAAGACATGCTGGCGGCCGCACTGGAAACGGAGTCGGCAGTAGAGCCAGCCAAGCGTCCGGTCAAAGCCATCCGGACCCTAGATGCCTTTTGGTTGCGCATGTACAACCGCGCATTGCAGATGCTTGGCCAACCCTTGGTAGTGGCGGACGCCGATCAGTCTCCCGCCCGGGTGGCGCTAGACTATGCCGTCGGGGCCAACAAAGAAAACGTGTACTTCTTGTTTGAGCAGATCCGCCCGCTATTCGCGCTTAAGACTGCGGCACTAAGTGGAGGGTCCGCAAGTGCAGTGCATGGGTACACCGAGGTGCATGGGTTGCCAGCAGACTACCTGTGTTTAGTAGGCTTGTACTCGGACGCCAAGTTGGATCAACCCGTAAGTCGATACCTGATCGACGGGACCAACCTCAACTGCACGTACGACCCTGTTTACATCCGATACGTGCAGAACGCACCCACAGATGCTTCCTGGTCGCCAGGGTTCTTTCGATATGTAGCGGCCTACCTGGCAAATGAGATATCCGCCGAGTTCGCGGTGGGAGACTCTGGAACGGAGCGAGAAGCCAGACGGCAAGCTGTTGCTCGGCAGATGCAAGAGTTGCGGGATTACGTCCTGCAGAACGAAGCGTGGAAAGAGCCAGCAGCCCGAGCCCAAGCCTCCAGCTTCACTCTGACCGACGCTTGGCGCGTCGTGTACAACCACGGTTTGAGCATCATCAAGCTACCACCCATCCTATCCAACGCCGATGACTCCCAACGGCGCTTTGCGATGGACCAAGCCGTCAATGATAACGTGGTCGGTACGGTGTTGGAGCAGATACCGTGGGCCTTCGCCTCCATCCGCGATGACCTGACGTTCGACTCCGGGCAAGATGCCAGCTTCGGTTACCGCTACAGGTTCACGCTGCCCGCAGCAGTGCACCGCCTGACGATGGTGTGCTCGGACGAATACTTCACGGCAGAAGCACCCTACGTGATCGACGGTGGGTATCTCTGGTGCGACTTCCAGACGATCTACATTCGCTACGTCAGCACTGCGCAACTCACCACGCCCAGCAATTGGCCCGTTTACTTCCGCAACCTGGTGGCCGCAGAGATGGCCATGATGTGCGCATGGCTTCCAGAAGCCGACACGACGGAGTTGGAGGCGTACCGCAAACGGTATTTCGATGAGGCTGCCAGCACCGACACCACGAAGGAATCCCGACCCATCATCCGTATGGGGACGTGGAATCGCTCGCGGTTTGGGGGTGGTCGAGGCGCCATCGAGAATGGTCGATTTACCATAAAGTGAGGTGATGGGTGGCCACGTATAAACGGACCATCAACAAGTTCAATCGCGGTGAAGTCGACGAGCGGTTCCTGGGGCGTGACGACGTAGAACGTGTAGTCGACACGTCGGCCCGCATGGAGAACCTGCTGCCGATCCGCCTCGGACCCATGCAGTACCGCCCAGGCTCGGAGTTCTTGGGGTCGCTATACTCCGCAGCGAACACCGTACTCATCCCGTTCCTGGCCCCAAACGACAACTCCGTTGTGCTAGAGCTGGCGCAGACCTCGGCCAACCCCAGCGTCGAGGTACTGCGAGTCTGGCAAGACGGCGCACTGGTGACGTGTACGGCGACGGCCAACACGATTACCAACGGGACGTTTGCGTCCAACATTACGGGATGGACCGATGGGTCAGATGGTGGTGCAACAGCCGCGTGGTCATCCGACGGTACAGCCAAACTCACCGGCAATGGTACATCTGGGTACGGGAGACTTTCTCAAGCTCTGACCGTTACGGCGGCGGCCAAGCGAACGCTGATGATTACCATCGCAGACGGCGAAGTCGAAACCCTGCTGGGATATTCGGGGGCTGACTCTGCAGAGATATTTTCCGGCACCTTGGCCAAAGGGGTGCACGCTCTGACGTTCACGCCGTCAGGCACCACGGTGACTTTGACTTTCCGCAATCGCAAAGCCTACAGCGTCAAAGTCGACACCGTAGCGTACGCTTCGGCGGGAGCCTTGGCGTTGAGCGGGTCTTTCTTTCCGGACACGTCGACCACCGCAGCGGCCATAAAAACATTGCAGTACACACAGTCTGCCGACGTGGTATACATCACTTCGGATGGCTACCGCCTCACGCAGCGCGCCAACCCCTTGGTTCGCGTC